CACCAGAAGCAGTTGTGCTATCAGCAACACTACGACCTGTGAGGTCGCCTGCTTCCATAGCCTTCAGGAGCATTTCAACATCCTGCTGGCTAAAATTTCCACTTGCACTTGCCCCACGAGCCATGTCAGCATAATCGGCAAGAGAAATTCCATTAAATCCTTCCATTGGACAAATAAATTTTAAGCAATCACCCTTTCGGTAAAAAATTCAAACAATTTTACTTTATAAATCTATAACCTTTAGATTCCATAATCTGGGCAGTTTCAGGAGAAATGTAATTGCCTGTAGATTCAAATTCAGCAACTGCATCACCCAATTGTCCTTTTGTCATTTCATCAGTTTCATTTTCATAAGCATTGAACAAAACCTCTGAAACTTTACTTTTCTGCAAAGAAATAGAAAGCAGGGTTTTGTCATCTACCTTTTCACCAGAAATGGCTTTCTTCAAAGTAATGGCATCTGCACCCTTAATAAGAGTTTTGCGAACAGGGGTTTCCTTCAAAGCATCAATCTCTGCCTGCAAACCTTTGATAATTTCATCAGATTCCTTTTTCTGGGCATTGAGTACTTCAATAACCTGTGCCTTTACAATCTCATCAATATCCTGCTTGTGCAATTCATCATGATTACCCTTTTCAACCTTTTCCTCAGGTTTCTTGGATTCTTCATCACCTTTACCCTCTGGTTCCTTTGCAGGTTCTTCACCCTTATGTTCTTTGGATTCTTCATTTACACCTTCACCACCATTGGCAGGTTCATCAAGGTCATCAAATGCCTCATCAGGAAGTGGCTCACCTTTCTTGATTTTGTCCATGTAACCTTTATGGCACATAGCCTTGTCAATATAGGCTGCAACTCTCTTTTTGTGAGCAGCATACAATTCATCATCAGGTTCATCTTCATCTTCAGGTTTTTTATCACCCTCAACAGGTGCCGATTCCTGACCTTTTGAAAATGCCTCCAAATACTGTAGTGACTTCTCAAGTTCTTCAGTAGAAATTTGTTCTTTTTTCATATCCAAAATTTTTTAGAATACTGTTTGAGTATCCAAATATAACAATTTTTTATTTTTCCTCCAAATAATTCTTGAATTTAAGGCATTTTTTCAAATCTTCATCACTTGCCAATCCTTGTTGGTGTGCTTTGACAATAGTAATGATTGCCTTTTGTATGTTTTCTTTAGGATTACCTTCTACATCTTCCCTAATCAATGCACTTGAATTAGCAACACTTTGAGATTTAGGAGATAGGTTTTCCTTTACATTTTGTTTTGCATCTTTAACTGCACCTTGCACATATTCCTTTGTTGAATAAGGTTCTGCCTTTTTGACAATAACATTTCCATCCTTGTCCACAATGATATTGTCCCCTTCTTCATTTGTTTCATTGATAAGGTTTCCTTCTTCATCTACCTTGTCATATTCCAAATCTTTATCTTCTTGGTAACAATCATCAGTAAAACCTTTCCTCAACAATTCAGCAAAGGTATGCCCATTTTTAGGGAAAGGACACAATGCAACTGCAGTAATCCTTGCTTTCTTGACTTTCGTTTCATCCATCAAATCCCTTTCCAATACCTGACCTTCAACTGACCAACCCAAATGATTACCTTTCTTGCTATCCCTCAAAGTTTTCATCAAATCAACTGCTTCCATACCTTTGACAGAATCGGGATAGATATAACCCTCCATGTAAACTCCTTTGTCAGTCATTTTCCATGTTTCTGGTTCTCCTATAATATCACTTGGACTTTTACCATGATTCCAATTGATATAATTGAACTCACTGAAATCAAATCCATTGGGGTCAAGATTTTCTCCATCTGCATCCTTTGAAGAATCAGATATGATACCACCAACCTTATAAACTTCATTACCCTTTTTGTCTTTTCCCTTTTCAAGAAAATCAACAGGTGCAAAAAATCTAAATTTGTTATTCACTTCCATAATACAACTTTATTAAATTGTCGGTTTTTCTACAAATACACTACAATCCCCATTGTTTTTAATAAGAACACCACAATCCTTCAAACCAAATACATTAGGGATAAATTCTTTTCCTTTCTTGCAACCTTTACCATTAAAATATATCTTCTGGGCATTGTCTGCATCCTTATTCAATACCTTTTTAGGAATAGCTATCAATTGTTCAAGATTATCCTTCAAATTCATTATCAATGGTTTCTGGTCTATCTCATCAAACCCAACCTTTTCCCATTGTTGTTGTTCCCTTTCATCTAATACAACAGGTTCTATATTAGAATGTACACAAAAATAATAAATGTGGCTCTTATTGTCAATATATTCTCCACAAGGATTGAATTCATGCAATTCCAATGAAATACCTGTTTCTTCATTCAGTTCCCTTTGTGCTGCTTCCCTTGGAGTTTCCCCATCTTCAATGTGACCACCGGGCAAACAATAACAACTTGGACAAAAATCATCCATCTTGTTCCTTATAGTAAACAATATCCTATTTTCATCATCTACTATAATGGTATCTGCATATTGAGTTCTATTGTCCTTTACATATACCTTTTCTTCATCAGTCAAATTCTTTTTCTTGTAGGTAGTTATTTTCTTCAATTGACCATCATTTATTTTACCCTCTTTGTGTCCCTTGACCAATGAACAAACCAATTCATTATACCTTGTTTCAGACATAAAATCATCTACAAACAATAGAGAAAACAAAACAGGATTCTTCACTACCTGACTGATTATCCCTTTTCTCAATTCCTCTTGTCTATTACCCAATCCAGCAATCCCTTTTTCCAACCTTTTGATTGATTGGTCATATTTTTTATCCAATTCAACCAAACTACCAAATGCCTGACCCTTTGCAATCAATTCCTTGCAGGGTTCCCATTCTTTCTGCAATCTTTTATATTCAATGGTTGTAGATAATACTTCCCTTTTCAAAGACTGCAATTCAACAAGAGATTTCCTCAAATCCTCAATAGAACTTGAACAAAAACAACCAAATATCTTTTTGATAAAATCCATCACACAAAAAATGTTTTATCACCAACTTGTATTTTTATTTTTCCCTTTGTGGGAATAACATCTTTGGGTTCATATATCCCTTTCTTTTCATTCCATACATCCCTTTTGTCAGTCTTGCGTAATAAATTGCATCTGCAATAAGGATGGACTGTTCCTAATACTGGTTTCCAATCATCTGCTTTCCTACCTATATTGGTGCCATTATTTACCAATTCATTGTAAGAAAACAATCTGGGTTCACTACCTATCCCATTGGTTAAATATAACCTTATACAATGCCTGCAAGCACCGGGATAAACTTGTTTGTAATAAACCTTTGCATCTGCATCTTCATTCTCATCAAGATAGGCATCCATTTTCCCATATTCAAAGGCATTCTGCATTTCAGTTTCTGCAATCCTACCCAAATCCCTTGACCAATCCCCTGTCCTTTTACCTATTTCCCTCATCACACTTGCTGCACTATCCCTTTCTACAACTGCCCTTTTCAATTCACTATTGATTACCTCTGTATAATACAACCTTCTTGCAAAGGCTTCATCCCTCATACTTTCAGTAACAAATGTTCCAACCCTATACCCCAAATCCTTAATGTAGGAATATGTTTTGTTTTCCAAATAATTCAATGTAGCCTTTTCTGCTCTTGACAAAGGAATAAATTGTCCTTGTCTTAAATACTTCATCAAATCATTGTACTCTACTTGTTGGGATTGTAGGGGTCCTAACAATGCTGCCAACCTACCAAAATAGAATGATTGCTCATAAGGGGTATATCCCTGCCTTAATGTTTCCCAATCAATTCCAAAAGACCGAAGAACAGATTTATCTTCATCACTCAAAACATCAACTGAAACATTTTGGGCAACAAAGAACAGGTGCTGAAATTCTATTTCTTTCAATACCTGATTTATCTGTTCCTCAGTGAATATCATTACCAGCCAAGTAAAGTTGCTTCTTTAACAGTTAGCCTATAAACCTTTTCATCAATGAAATTAGCAAGCATAGTTTCAAGCAGGGCAATTTCCCTTTTGCAACCAATATACTTGTCCACAATCTCATTGTATTCCCTTTTCTTTTTGCAAATACAATCTTCACCAGATTCTGCAATTGCATCACAACTTGCACCAATAGAACTTTCTGCATCTGTAGGATATATTTCATCCCAAGCAAAATAAGCAGGCAAATCTCCAAGTTTATCTTCCCATCCATCTACAAGGTAATATCTTGCCTTGATAGCAGGTTCAGAAGGTTTTTGTTCAAATTGTTCAAGCAAGGTTGCCCATTTGGTTTGTAACATAGTGCATACTGCTTGTTCATCTGCAAGCATTTTCATCAAACGAGGTTTGATTTCTGCACCTGTCCTATCAATGGTAAAACCCCTATCTTGTGCATCTTGACTTTCAAACAAATCTTCAATGTGAGATTTCTTTATTTCATCACTACTTTTGTTATCTGCATAACCAAAGGTTTCAAATAGTCCCCTACTTGTTTTTGCCTTTTCAATTGCTTCAAAATACTTTTCCATAATTATTTGATTTTAGAAATTCTTTCAATTAATCCCTCCAAGGGTCATAATCAGGGAATGGTGATTTAACAGTTTCACCACGAACAATTTTAGGTTCTTGTGCTTCCTTTGCCTTATATTCTTCAATAAACTCCATCTCTTTAGTAGCATAATCCAATAATTTTTTCTTTTCTCCTTCATCTAAATTCTTTAATTCTTCTGAAGTGCCATTATGAATAGATTTTATCCTTTCAACATATTGGGGATTATCATAATCTATACTAAAATAGAGGTCTTGAAGTATTGAATCTACTTTAGCCTTATCTTGGGATATTCCCTCTTTTTTAATAGAATTTATCCACAAATCATAAATAGTGTCATAAGGAACACCTTTAATTTCTGCAAGTTTTTCAAATATCCTTTCCCTTACAACAGAATCATCTGCATCCCACCCTTCATCACTAAAAGTTCCTTCTTTGATTTTATTATACATTTCTCCAAAAGTTGCTTCAGGAATGTTGTTCCCCATATCATCAGTAGGAAAATTTTGTTTGTACCAATCTGCAACCTCACCTACACCTGTTTGCCTATTAACATTAGGTGTTTTTATTGAATCCTGTTTTGCTATTTCATCCCTTGATTTAATTCCCAATTTCTCAAAATTAGCCTTATCAATGGAAATTTCAATTCCATTGTCTGCCTTCATTTTGATAGAATTGTCGGCATTTCTGCCTATAACCTCAAATTTAGTTCCAGATATTTGAATAGTATCTCCCTTTTGCACTTTTTCAAATGTAGAAATTTTGCTCAAAGCATTGTTCACTTCTTCAAGTTCTTTATTCAACAAATCAAGATAAACTTCTTCATCCTTTACTTTTTCTTCATATACAACCTTATCCGCTTCTGCCGAACCATAATCAAAGGTATCATGGGGATATTTACCAGTTGCCCTTTCTGCATAAAAATTCTTGTAATATGTAGATTCCCTTATTTGTTTTTCTATGCCTTCTTTAGCATACAACAAATCCTTTTCTCCAACATGAGTAAAAACATCATCTTTCAACCTTTTCAATTCAGCATCCCTACTTGGTTGTTTCTCCTTTCTGGCAGATTCTGCCTTTTCACGATATTCTTCAAGACTCTTAACACCCATTTCTTGCATCCAAGCAGGGATTTCATTTAATGAATCTAATTTTTTATCAATCGCATCAACCATTCTTTTCAAATGAGCAAGTGTCAATTTATCAACCCTTTCTGTTTCAGACCCCTTTTTATCTCTTGCAAGTGCAACTTCTGTATCTCTTATATCATTCTCAAATTGATATTTCCAATCATACAAATTTTTCTTATCATCATAAGCAAGAACATTTTTTTCAAACCGAGAATAAAGTTCATCAAGTTGCATTTGCTTTGCATCCTTAACAATACCCTGTCCCTTTACAGGTATCCAACCCCCATTCGGTTGTTTCTGGAATTTGACACCTTTCCAATCTCTTATTTCACCAACAGTTGCCCTTTTGCCTTTTTCCAAAAAATCTTCTTTAGATTGATTGAAACTATCAATGTTCAATCCTTTATAAATAGATGTAAAAATGTTTCCCATAGTATTTGTTTTGTCTATGTTGCCAAGATTCCTTTTGCTTTTGGCAAGCATATAATCCATATTGTAATTGTAATTCGCATAGGCATTTTCTACCTTCTTTGCTATTTCTTTTGCAATATCCTCTTTAGATTTTCCTTTGGTATCAACTGAAGATTCATAATCTTCACCATCGGGATAGGTTGTTATGATAATTTCCCCATTCTTTTCTTTCAAATCAAATCCAGACTTGGTTTCCTTTTTTGCAAGGTTTGTAAGTTCTTTTATATCTATCTTTCCATCTTGCTTTTCTTGTTTAGGTTGATTGGAAGATTGACCTTTTACTGGCACCCATTGACCATTACCTTGCTTTTGATACCTTTGACCCTTCCATTCACGAATTTCTCCAATAGTTGCTTTCCTGCCCTTTTCAAGACAATCTGCAATTATTTCATTCCTATCAAACAAAGAAGCGAAAACTAATTTATCCATAATTATTGTTCTTTAACTAATTCCAATGTTTCATCTGCATCTGCAAAACGAATATCCTCATCATTTACTAATACAAATATAGGTAGTCCTGTGAGTTCTTCTTCAGGAATAGTTGTATCTACACAAATAAATGCAAAATATCCCTTGAATTCTTTTGCAAACTTCACATCATAGTTTTCATTTTCAAGAAAATCTATAACAGATTCTTTCATTTCATCAATAGTTCTCATTATTGTATTTTTTCTTTTATCCTATCATACACTGCATGAAGATAACCTTCTGTCCTTACATGAATTTTATTACTACCTTCCCCATAATTGTAGGAATAAACATTTTGCCCTCTACTACTCCAAGGTAATTTATACCAATCACTTTTCCTCAAATAATCTTCAAAATTAAGGGAATCAAGAATTAAATCCTTGTTCTTAAAGAAAACGGCAACATCTTTTCCTTCAAGAATAAAATTCTTTATATCTTCATTTTTGTTTGGATTTTTAATAATAAGACCCCTACTACCATATCTTTCATCTGCAATAGCATCCACAAATTTTTCTCTTGTAGTAGGTTGTTTGGGTTTATCTTCTTTGGGTTTGGGTTGCACAACTTGTCCTTTATCATTCAACCTTGCCTTTCCTCTCAAATCAAACAAACCATCAAGATGCTCTATATTGAATGTTTTATCAGACACCTTTATCAAATTTCCTTGATGTCCAATTATCAAAGAATATCCTGTAAAATAATCCCTTATATTACTTTTCTTTCCATTTTGTGGGTCATACAAAAACAATTCTCCCTTTGTCCTTTCCAATGTAACAACATGAAAATACTTTCTTGAATTGTATGAACTCCAAAAACCAAAATCAATATGATACCTTCCTTCTTCTTTGGTCAAATTTTCTATGTTGGATAAATAATCATCAAGGGATTGGCTTTGTGTAATCTTTTCCCTCTCAGTATCATTGAAACACCAATTACTTTCTCTTGCAGTTCTGGTCTGATTCCACAAATTAGCATCTTTCCTTTTTGCAGATATATCAAACCCCCTCCTTCTCAATTCATATACCACAACACAAGTCTGGCAATTGGTTTTATAACTATCATTCTTAAAATAATTGGGATTCGTTTTCATCCCATCTGCTTCATCAAAAGTCATAGGTTCTCCAAGTGGGATTCTATACCTTTGACCGATTGCATTAAGATTTGCCTTCAAAAGCAATTGATTTGTTTTATCTTTATTTTCAACAATCAATTTCCAACTACCATTACCCTGTTTTTGGAATTTTTGACCCTGCCAATTCCTAATTTCCCCTATATGTGCTGGTTTCCTACCTTTTTCTAAAGATATATTGGATATGGAAAAAGCATCCATATTCAAACCTTTACCAATTGTAGTGAAAACCATATTTCCCATTGTTATTTTTTCTTGATGGTTTTAGCAATTGCAATTTCCATAACCTTTAGGGATTTATCATAATTACTTTTGAATAAATCCTCCATCCTTTTTTGCACAGGATTCCGTACAGGGTCTTTGTGTCCTATTTCCATTACTGACCTACAATAGTTCTTCTATCATAGCAGAATGTAATATCAACACTACCACCTGTCACTTCATATTCCTGCCCCTCTGCCCATACTCCAAAAAATTCACAAGTACCGGGCAATATAGGCAATCCTACATCTGATGTAGAATTTGATTTGGGTAATTTGGAATAATCTGCATTTTTCAATTTCAACCTTACAAGGGTATTTCCACTATTGCAAATCCTTACCAATGTACTTTCACAAATGAATGAATTACCTGTGGTTATAGTATTGGTCTTACCACCTAATATCCATGCTTTTTGAACTGGATTACCATTGAAATCAACCAACAATTCAGGCTGATTCTTTTTAAGTGTAGATTGATTTGTTGCCATAATTATTTATTCATTTTCATTGACTTCATCAACTATTTGTTCCGCCAATTTAGTTTTTAGATATTTCCTTGTATCAGGAGAAACTGAAATGTTACCATATTCTTTTCCATATTCCTTGATTGCATTGGAAACAAAACCTTCCATCATAGAACTACTTGCAAGAACATCCTTTGAAATTTCTCCAACCTTTTGCTTTTTCTTAGTCAGCATTGATACAATAGGATTCCAATAATTTTTATAGATAGATTTGGTATTGGTAACAAACAATTCCAATTTCCTTGAAGTATCTTTATCTACCTTACTTTCATCTATCTTTAATCCTTCATCTTTTCCTTTAGATTCTTCATTGGCATTGTCAGCACCCTTTCCACCATTACCTTGTTTAACAGGAATCCAACCATTTCCTGTTTTCTGGTATTTCTTACCATTCCATTCCCTAATTTCTCCAATACTTGCCATTTTACCTTTTTCCAAAATATCGGCAGTTTCATCAAAACCTACCTGATTGGCAATATCCAAGGCAATACTACCTTTGGATTTTTCAAGTGCTTCAAAAAATTTATCCATAACAATATAGTTTTTACAAATATAACAATTTCTCTTTTATTTTACAATTATTTACATAATCCAAATACCAATGCACCAATTCCAAACCCCACACAAACACAAACACCACCAACAACCCACAATTGCCTATTCTTTGCCTGTTTATTTTGTTTCTGCTGCAATTCCATTCCTTCAATGATGGATTTGTTCACTTTATCCATTTGTTCCCAAGAATTGACTTGCAATTGCAATTCTTGAATAACTGAATCTTGCTTTTCTACTAAACTTTCATACAAAGGAACTATATTGTCCCTATAATTGTTCCTATCAACAAAAATAACATTGGTGGTTGCCAATTGGTCAGCACTAATCACTACCAATGTATCATTTTCCACCACCCATTTCTGAGGATACCTGTTCTGTGAAAAACTCAATTGCACCATCAATAGGCAAACTATGAATAGAATCCATCTTTTCATATACCTTTTCCTTTACTTTTATAATCCTTGTTTTGATATTGTCAATGGAATCTTGCAATACTGCAATTTCCTTGTTTGATTGTTCAATCTGCCACTGCAATTCATTCCTTTCCTTTTCCCATAATCCCACTTGCACATCCACAAATTCCTGCAATCTTTCATTTTCCTTTCTGGTTTTGACATATTTGTAGATGAAAAAACCTAACAAACATATCAATACAATGGCAATAACAATATACAACCATTTAAGATTCTTGGAATCCATCTCCAACCCCTTTATGCAAATAATCAATCAACGCCTTTTCAAAAGGATTTTCTTCTTCCCCACCTTCATTACCCATACCACCAAATTGGTCTGCCATACCATTCATCATACCACCACCCATCATAGCCTGTTGTTTGGCACTTTGATAAACTTGGTTCAAAATAGTGTCCTTATCTTCATCCAATTCCCTGCCTGAATACTTCCTGAAAGCATCTTCCAATGAAATAAAACCATTTTGGATTTTCTTGACATCCATATCCAAAGCAATCTGTTGGTCCTCAGTTTCAACCCCACAAAAGACAAATTCAAAATCTTCATTCTGGGGTTCAACAATATATTTTGTAATAACCCTTTGTATCAATTTCAAGATAGGAGTTAAACCTTTGCTTTGTGAATGTTTCAATCTTTCCCTTTGACCATCTTGACCAAATACTGACCTCATACCCTCCAAATTGAAACCACATTCACTTGGGTCTATCTTATAAACACAACAGGTTAGGGTAATCAGGAATTCCAACCATTTATGAAATTCCATATCTTTCATATTACCACCCATCATGTTTGTCCAATTGATTTTTGAACCACCTGTTTCTATAACAGGTATCTTGTGGGCATTCCAAACTCCAGATTGTGTGTTTCTCCACATTTGCTTAAAATCATTCAAAGCAGATGGTGGTATATTGCCTTCAATAGAGAAAAATCCTTTGGGATTACTACCTTGACTGAAGAAAGTTCCATTATATTGCATACCAAACAATAACCATGTAACAATCTGTGTCAAATCTTCCAATTCAGGCTGACCATAACCATTGGATTTTACACTTGTAGTTTTATTCCTAACTCCAAAAGTCATTTCCCAAGGATAATAGAAAGCACATATATTATCTTCCCATACTTGACAATACTTTGGCCAATAACCTTTCATCGGTTTGGTATATCCTGCCAATTGTACTGTATTGTTGGTATCAACCAATCTTATTGTAGTAGAATCAACAGGATAGTATTGTGTCAATTCCCCACCCCTTGTATGCACCAATTCCATACATAATTGGTCAGTAACCAATGAATCTTCAGTAATCTGCCTTAAAATTTCCTCAAACCCATCATAATCCCATTTTATATCCTCTGCATTCCCACCATTCAAGACAAACTTGGTCAATTCTTCTATAGTCCTTTTATCCTCATCACTCAATTGCACATTCTTCTGGTCCTCAAACAAGGATTTCTTTCTCCTAATCATCCAACCCCTTTCCTGCTCATTATCCACAGGTTCTGCAAATCCTGCCACTTGGTCTTTCCTTGTACCTATAACAGTCATTATAACAGGGGTCTTGGACATCTTTCGCATGGTATCAAAGTTAATACCTTTCAATGGCACCCTATAACCATTGGTATTCAATGATTCCAAATTAGGGTCAAACAAATAGGATTTCAACCCATCCTGTTGCTTTTGTTGTCTTTGTAAATAAGTCTGTGCCGCTAAAATGGCTTGGGGGTCAGAAGAAGTCAATGATTTTTCAATCTCTAAATTTCTCCTAACCTCTATTTCTTGTTGCAAAGAATCCAATTCAGCCAAAGAATAATTCCTAACTGATTTGGATATGATATTTGACTTATTGTAAGCCTTTATGTATCTACCTCTTTTACTCATTTTTCTTTATATTGTCAAAATCAGTATGCAATTCATCCTCAACTTTTGTTTTCATAAATTGCTTTAACCACCTAAATATAGGATGTTTTGAAATAATTGCAGCATTTTCAAGAAAAGACCAAAATTCAACTCCACAAACAAAGGCTGCAAAATAATTGGCAAACCTCAATCTTTCTTCACATAAAGTTGCATCCAGAATTTCAGCAAGAAACAATCCAATCAAAATGAATACAAATTTGTAGATTGCTCTCCATGCCTTGACACTTTCAAATGCAAAATGTTCTCCTTTCCTTTTTGAAACAACTGCCGATTTCCAACAACCAGTTACAAAATCAATAATCTCAAAAACTATAACTGCAATCATCAAAGGTAACAAATTACCAATTGCAATTCCAAGAAAACCTATAATAATTCCTGCAAGGATTTTAGTAGGATATAAATTCAATTGTAGCATTGTAACTCAATTTTCTAATCTATCAATCTGTTGCTAACAATTTATCCCTCTATTTCAATTGCTCTATAATCAGATAAATGTTCTCTTTTGATTATTGCTTCACTAACATACCTATTCATAGGGATATTGAACAATCTATATCCTTGTTCTGGTTGTATCTTGATATATTCAATATCAATCTCTGTTATTATAATGTGTTCCATCTTCTTTACTATTCTATTGTTACAACTATATCCCCACTACCACTTATATCTTCAATCGTGTATTTTTTACATATAATTTCACCTTCTTCAAAAGTAAAAGCATTAAATATAAGTTTCCAATAACCATCTCCACCTCTTGTGGCACAATCAAATTTTATTGTTTGTTCGGGAATATCATTACCATTATCTTCAAGAGATATAGCATAATATTTTCCCAGTGCTAATCCATACCATATTGCATTGAATGTCAAACCTATTGCATCCAAATCTTCTTGAGTAGTCATACTTGTAGTTGGTAATCCTGTCAATTCAAGTACCCTATATTTAGGTTCAATAGTGAAATTATATCTCTGATTATTTTCTTCATATTCATTTATGATTGCAGATTCCAATATACCTGCATTTACCAAGGCACTTAAAAGATTACCAATAGTAGAACTTGCCCCTGTAGATTGAATGCTTGCATATTTTCTCGGTAAATTTCTAATCGTATCGGCAGTATTCAAAGGATACTTAACATTCATACAAATCTCTGAAGTGGTAGGTACAATACCATTGGAAGGTAAGGATGTTTCAGTTCCAAAATCATCTTCTTGATAATTCATAGATATTGAAGAATCAAGAGTATATTCAGTTGGAGTTATGACTTCATAGTATAATATAACTCCATTCAACAAAGTTTTGACTTCTGCACTTGTCTTACCTACAAAATTTGCATCCAATATAGATAGATAAGTATTACTATTCTCTGTCTGTACACAAATAGTTTTACCATATTTATCAGTAAAATATTGATTTGTAAAAGTATCAGTAGTATAATCTTTACAAAGGATATTGGCTTTTGTATTACCATCATTAGTATTTAAGAAGGTTGTTGCAACAATTGCCCTTGCTAATTCTTCTTCCTGTGTTGTTGCAACCCAATTCAATGTACCTAAATCAATACTACCAATTCTTTTAATTGCCTTTCTTGCATATCCATCACTATCAGTAACCAATTCATCATGAGCACTACCAGCACTTTGCATACCATTAGGGAATATTGCAACATTATTGGATTTGATAGTAGTTACATTTAATGCTAATTCTGAATCCCAATGTTCTTCATATTCTCCATTTCTAACACCACTCCATACAAAATGAACACAAGTGGTATCATTAAATCCAGCAATTACAACTTCACCCCTTGCAGGTGTAAATATACCATTAGAACCAGGAGTTATAGTATTTCCATTTTGAGTAATACTTGTATATGTTCCTACAATTTGATATTGTTGAGGTAATGCTTGTATCTTACCTTGTGAATCCATTTGATTGAATCCATCAGTCTTGATTTTTTCTCCTTTGAAATTTAGGATTGTTCCTGCATTATGGGTATAATAATCAAGAGGAAACATTGTCTTAAACTCATCTTTAGTTAGTTCCTTTCCAAAACCAAACATTTGAGTTAAATCAAAGAAATTTAGATAGAATTGGAAATTATTGAATGTATCTCCATTTTGAAAACCCATACCATGCAATACCCATTTACTATCTTTTGTTGTAGTATCAAAGAAATCTAATTTAAGTGTAACATCTGGCTCTGTACCATCTATTACCTTTGAAAGGTATAATCTTTCTGATAAATCATACTTAAAAGGATTAGCAAAACAAAAACCAGTAGATGTGGTAGAACCACCTACATACTTTGCACGAATAAGGCAAACATGATTTAAGCGATTACCTTGACCTTCATAATCTTCAGCATGTCCTAATCCTGTGATTATTCCACCACCAGTTGAACCTTCATTAAAAACTATAGTACCATTGAGAGTAACAAGTCCATCACTTGTTATTGTTCCAGTTAATCCAGTAAAACCATAAACACTTATAGTTGGTTTTGCCTCTATTAATTGATTCCATACAATAGAATTACCCTTTAACTTTGTAATTTGTGCTGTACCTGAACCAATATCTGCATTACCACCTGTTGTTCTTCTATAAAATTGGGCACCAACACTACCTCTACCTGTCAAGTTCATAGCAGTACCTGCAACCAATGTTTCATAAACACCATCAGTCTTGGCTCTTGTGTTCAAATCATCAGTAACTGTTTTTTGGGACATTACTTTGTCAGTTGCTTGACCTGTAACTTGAACAATAACATTACTTATAGCACTTGTAACCAAAGGTTTCACTTTGTTTGTCCAAAAATACTGCAAACCAGTAAGGTTCAAAAATTTATCTGTATCTGCCATAATCTTATTTTTTATTTTCCAAAATTACAAAAAATTTTCAAATCTTCCTAACACTATTTATTCACAATGCCGTGCGTGTAGGCATAGTCTGACTGCTCGAACTCGCAGTAGGAAAAGTTTTTAGTGATTGTGCCCATGTTATTGAGGATAACTAATTTGAAGTGACTCTGATGTTGCAAATAATTCGTTAGTGACTAAATTCCATAATCCAGCAACTCCGTTATACATTACAGGGATAACACAAAATTCAGCATCTCCATAAAGATATATAATACTCAAATAATCATGTTCCGTAGCATAGTCAGTGCCACCTTCAGGATTAAGGCCAAAAAGGTAAATAGGAAAGTTGTAACTCCCATAGTCCACATTGTCAAATTCCTGCTTTTGCTCACCATCTTTATAGTAT